ATGTTGACGCAACATATAACCCTATGTCAATAAACGAAGATTATTTCTTTCCACAGACAGCGGAAGGTAGAGGATCTAAAGTTGACACACTGCCGGGTGGTACAAACCTCGGTGAGATAGATGACTTGAGATTCTTCACAAACAAACTGTTTAGAGGTCTAAGAATACCAAGTTCTTATCTTCCAACAGGTGCGGAAGATGGCGGACAACAGTACAATGACGGTAGAGTTGGAACTGCATACATTCAAGAATTAAGATTTAACAAATATTGTATGAGATTACAATCAATGTTGTCACCTACATTTGATAATGAATTTAAAATTTGGGTTAAAAACAAAGGTTACAATTTAGATAACGGTATGTTTGAAATTAAATTCAATCCACCACAAAACTTTGCGGCATATAGACAGACAGAAATGGATCAAGCAAGAGTAAACACATTTACAGCAGTTGCAGATCTACCTTACATGAGTAAAAGATTTGCGTTAAGTAGATATCTTGGTCTTTCTGAAGAAGAAATGGCAAGAAATGCTGATCTTTGGGCAGAAGAAAATGCAGTATCACAAAAATCACAAACTAAATCAACACAATTAAGAAGCGGCGGAGTTTCACAAGCAGGAATATCAAGTGATCTAGATCAGTTTGAAGAACCAGAAGCACCAGATGGAGCACCACCACCGGAAGGAGAAACACCCGGCTCTAGTGGCACAGGTGGAGGAACACCGGGAGGAACACCTCCTACTCCAGGCGGAACAAACACATTATAAGGTTAAATATAGAAAATGAAACTATTTGAATTCTTTAGATACGGTGAAGACGGCTTTGAGCAGGATAAAAATTACAATCCTGAACAAGATATTTCTATATTGGATAAAGCAGACACCAGAAAAACAAGACTTTCACTTAAAGATATCAAAGATATTAGATTATCTGCAGAAGAGCATGATGCTCAACAGCATGAAGAAGCCATCTTCGTTCAGAAGATGTATGGAGCACCACCAACAGAAGATACATTATAAGTGTAATGGAAGTTGCATTTGTACTAGGTAATGGAGAGTCTCGAAAAGGCATCCAGATCGAGGAATTAAAGAAAATAGGCAAAGTGTTTGCCTGTAATGGAGTCTATCGTTCCGATACTCCTGACGTATTGGTTGCAGTTGACCCTAAAATGCTGTTGGAAATAGCAGAAAATGACTACATGGACAACAATGTAGTATGGTCAAACTATAATGCTATGTACGAAAAGCACTCTAAGATAATGGAAAAGGTACAATTCTTTCAACCATCGTTAGGTTGGTCATCGGGTCCTACTGCTTTAAAGTATGCGGCAGATCATAATCCAAAAACTATCTACATATTAGGTTTTGACTATCAAGGACACTCAGATAAGCAGAATAAAAAATTTAATAACCTGTTTAAGGATACAAGGAACTATAAAAAATCTAATGAAGAAGCAACTTTCTTTGGCAACTGGATGAATCAGACCAAACGGGTCTTAAAAGACTATCCGAACATAGAATTTGTTAGAGTAACTCCAAAGGGATGGTTCCGTCCGAACGATTTGGAGTGGAATAAAAACATAAAGCACGTAGATATTGAAGAATTTCTACGGATACATAGTTTACAACTAAGGTTTTAATCAAGACCTACCAAAAATCCACCGTTTTTGTCATAAAGAACACCCTAATTGCGACTTCCTTGTTAAATATGTATTACTTAATTAAGTTTAATGCCGAAATTAAAAAGGAGCACGAGTCATATGACACAACCAAGCAATAAGTTTGAATCATTGTTGGAATTGCTTATCAACGAAGAAAACGATAAAGCAGAACAAATGTTTCACGAAATAGTTGTAGAGAAGTCTAGAGACATCTATGAGAACCTAGCATCTACAGAAACTAAAGAAGAGTCTGTTGAAGAGACTAAAGAAGAAGCAAAAGAAGAATCTAAAGAAGAAGTTAAAGAAACTGAAGCAACTGAAGAAAAAGTAGAAGAAACTTCAGAAGAAAAAGTTGAAGAAACTTCAGAAGAATCTAAAGACGAAACTGTTGAAGAAACTGCAGAAGAAAAAGCAGAAGAATCAGCAACAACTGAAGAAGAGTCAATTGAAGAAGTTGGTGGCGACGCTACTGATGATTTAATTAAAGACATCGCTTCAGATGAAGAAGGTGATGCAGAAGCATCAGCAGACGACATGGGTGCTGATATGGATGCAGGCGCAGAAGATGGCGACACTGAAGAAAGAGTTGCGGATTTAGAAGATGCTTTAGAAGATCTTAAAGCAGAATTTGAAAAAATGATGGGCGACAAAGACGGTGAAGATTCACCAGAAGAAACTGTTGCACCAGAATTAACTCCAGAAATAGGAATGGAAAGCAAAGAAGCAAAAGAAACAGTTAAAGAATACAAAGACACAAAAACTGCTGACAACGCCGACCATGCAGATGTTAAATCATCTCCTGTGGCTTCAAATGCAAAAGCACCGAATGGTACTTCAGCACACAAAATTGGTGGTGCAGAAGAATCAGGAAGACCAGCACCAACATCTGCAAAGATGACTGATGCTAACACAGAGCCAAAAATGAAAGAAGTTAAAGCAGACCACAAAGATGGCGCTGATGCTTCTTCAAAAAAATCACCAGTAGTTGCCGCTAAAAAGTAACAACTGGTTTTTAAAGGAGTCAACTGATGTCTTTACATCTTAAAGAACACTTAACGTACGATCAGGCTAGAATGTCTATTCTTCACGAAGGTGAAAATGGCAAAGACTTGTACATGAAAGGGATTTGCATCCAAGGTGGTATTAAAAATGCTAACCAAAGAATTTACCCAGTAAATGAAATTGGCAAAGCAGTTAAAACACTTAATGATCAAATCTCTTCAGGGTACAGTGTTCTAGGAGAAGTAGATCATCCGGACGATTTAAAGATTAATTTGGACCGTGTGTCTCACATGATTACAGAAATGTGGATGGACGGACCAAATGGATACGGGAAGATGAAAATCTTGCCAACACCAATGGGTCAACTTGTCAAAACAATGTTAGAGAGCGGTGTGAAATTAGGCGTGAGTTCCAGAGGTAGCGGAAATATTTCCGAGTATGGAAACGGCGAAGTTTCAGACTTTGAGATCATCACTGTTGATGTTGTGGCCCAACCTTCGGCACCAGGTGCTTATCCTACGCCAATTTACGAACACCTTATGAATACAAAAGGTGGTAACATGGCAAAAGGACTGGCGGCAGAAGTGAGAAACGATAGCAGAGCACAAAAGTATCTTAAAGATGCTTTAACCAACATAATAAAGGACCTAAAATAATGATAGACGCAATATCTAAATTAGTCGAGTCCGGAGCAATTTCAGAAGATGTTCAAAAAGGCATCCAAGAGGCTTGGGATTTGAAAATTAAAGAAAACAGAGAAGGCGTTTCTGCAGAATTAAGAGAAGAATTTGCCAAAAGATACGAGCATGATAAAGCAAACATGATCGAAGCAATTGACAATATGATGACTGATAAGTTATCAGAAGAAATTTCTAAATTCGTTGAAGACAGAAAAGCACTTGCTCAAGAGAAAATCGCTTATAAAGAAAACGTAGGCGCACACTCTGGAAAACTTCAGGAGTTTGTAATGACTAAACTTGCTGAAGAATTAAAAGAACTACACAGTGACCGAAAAGGTGTTCACGAAAACTTTAAGAAAATGGAAGAGTTTGTTGTTAATGCTCTTGCAAAAGAAATTAAAGAATTCCATGAAGACAAAAAAGGCGTTGTGGAAACTAAAGTCAAACTAGTTGCTGAAGCGAAAAAACAAATGGCTAAGATGAAAGAAGCATTCATTTCTAAATCTGCTAAAATTGTTGAAGACACAGTTACTAGAAAATTGGGCGAAGAACTTGCTCAACTTAAAGAAGACATTACTAAGGCTAGAGAAACTAACTTTGGTAAAACTATTTTTGAGGCATTTGCATCTGAGTACCAGGCTTCTTATCTCAACGAGAAGTCAGAGACTGCAAAACTAATGAAAGTTGTTGATGAAACAACACTGAAATTAGCAGACGCCGAGAAATCCATAGAAGAGAAAAAAGCGGTGATCGAATCCAAAGAGGCGGAAGCCAAAAGAACTGCGGATTTAATGGAACGTAAAGAAACTATGGCTGAGTTGCTTAGACCACTAGGCAAAGATAAAGGTGAAGTTATGAGTCAACTGTTAGAATCAGTTCAAACAGCAAAACTTGAAACGTCATTTAACAAGTATCTACCTCACGTGATGGCTGACAAAGCAGTTAAAGAAACTACAAAAGTACTTTCTGAAAGCGGCGGCGACAGAGCACAGAGGGATGATGCAGAAATAACAGACATCCGTAAATTAGCGGGTGTTTAAACATAAACTAAAGGGGAAAGATACAAATGTCAGAAATATTTGAATCTAAATGGAGCGAAACTAAAACCGCTCTTACTGAAGGTTTAGCGGGTAACAAGAAAAAGACTATGGACGTTGTGTTAGAAAACACAAAAAGATATTTGTCAGAGTCTGCTACTGCTGGTGCTACAAGTGCCGGTAACGTTGCTACACTAAACAGAGTGATTCTTCCTGTAATCAGACGGGTTATGCCGACTGTAATCGCTAACGAAATCGTTGGTGTACAGCCGATGACTGGTCCGGTTGGACAGATTCACACACTAAGAATAAGATATGCAGATACATCTTCAGGTACAACATCGACTGTACCGGGTGAAGAAGCATTATCTCCATTCAAAATAGCAGAAGCATATTCTGGTGATAACTCTTCTACAAAAGCGGCATCTACTGCGGCTTTAGAAGGATCAGCAGGAAAAAGATTGTCAATTCAAATCTTAAAGCAGGCAGTTGAAGCGAAAAGCAGAAAACTATCAGCAAGATGGACTTTTGAAGCGGCACAAGATGCTCAAGCACAACAAGGTATCGATGTAGAAGCAGAAATCATGGCGGCGTTAGCACAAGAGATTACTGCTGAGATTGACCAAGAAGTTATCCAGTCACTAAGATCTTTAGCGACTACTCAGGAAACTTATGATCAAGCGGCTGTATCAGGTACTGCAACTTTCGTTGGTGACGAACACGCGGCTTTGGCTGTGTTAATCAACAGAGTAGCAAACAACATCGCGGCAAGAACAAGAAGAGGCGCTGGAAACTACGCAGTAGTATCTCCAACTGCTTTAACTATTCTTCAATCAGCAACAACTTCAGCGTTCGCAAGATCAACTGAAGGTACTTTTGAAGCACCTACTAACACTAAATTCGTTGGTACGTTAAATGCTTCTATGAGAGTATACGTTGACGGTTACGCAACTGATGCCACTCCGGTATTAGTAGGATACAAAGGTTCAAGTGAAGCAGATGCTCCGGCATTCTACTGTCCTTACATACCTTTAATGTCTTCAGGTGTTGTGTTAGATCCAGCAACTTTTGAACCAGTAGTAGGTTTCTTAACTAGATACGGTTACGTTGAGTTAACAAACACAGCGTCATCACTAGGTAACGCGGCAGACTACGTTGGTGAAGTTGCAATCACAAACGGTAACTTGAAGTTTGCATAATCTATTTTGATTATTCAAAACTGAATTTAAAAGGGCGGACATTTTTTGTTCGCCCTTTTTTTGTTTAACAAGAGAGGAAAAAATTATGAAAAAAATGCTTAAGAATAAATGGTTATGGGCAGGCGCAGTAGTAGTTGTAGCATTAGTGTTATGGCAAATGGGTATCTTTAGTCCAGCAGAAGTACCTGCAGACGCACAATAATAAACAAATTTAAATCTTAAGGGCGATGCTTTTTTATCGCCCTTTTTTTACGACTTAAATATCAATATGAAACATCTTTTTACTAACGGTTGTTCTTTTATGACTACAAGAAATACCCATGAATGTAGTATTCAAACACACGCCGGCATGGAAGTTGCAAAGCATTACAATCTTGAACACATTGGTATAGCAAAAGGTGGCAGAGGCATGGACAGAACTGCACTAACAACTATAACATGGTGTGAAAAAAATAGAGCAATACTAGATGATACATTTGTATTAATAGAGTGGTCAACAGCATCTCGACTTGATTATCCGTCCAATGATAAAAACTTTAAGAAACTCGAAGGATTAGACACTTGTTGGCATTCATTAAAACTAAACGAAGAACCAACATTTGGATTCTTTTTTAAACAAAAAAATATGCACTTCAATGAATACATAAGACTTAGATATTACCAAAATGTATTGCTGTTGCAAAATTATCTTAAAGTAAACAACATAAATTATCTAATGTATAACGGATTAGAAACTAGAAAAAATTACAGATCTTCTAATCCAGATTTCAAATTGTATGATGCAATCATAGATGACAAACATTTTTTTGATAAAACATTGTCTCATCATGATTGGAATAATCCAAGTGAAACTTTTGCTAGACGTGAATATTTTGTTAGTGCAAATGATCACCATCCAACACAGAAAAGTCATGAAGAATGGGCACAATTATTAGTTGCTCATATTGATAGAAATAACCTTTTAAAAAAATAATATACTAACTTAATTGTATTTTTTTCACTGTCACTTGATCCACAGACAAAATATGATGTTATTATATCCAAAAACTCGACTCTAAATATTTCACGTTTCGATTAATGAAACTTTTTGAGTAACAAAAGTTTTAGAAACTTTAACAAGAAAAAGGAGATCCACAATGGATATCATGAAACAAGTTAAAGGATGGGCGGCGGCACTCGCTGATGCAGGAATGAGTTTAATTGCATTGGGTATCGTTTTAGAAATTCTTTTCAACGGTCACGGTATTCCGTTCTGGCCACATATTTCTGTAATAGGAAATATCCAGGGCGTACTGCAAGGCTTTTCAGATCAAGGTTTGATCGGATTAGTAGCAGTTTGGATTTTATATCATATCTACAACAGAAAATAATATAAAAATCTAGAAGCGAAACCTTAAAGAGTGGTGTGACTGCTTAATCTTTTACACCACTCTCTTTAAATCAAAATTTTAATAAATACACACGTCTATAGAGAACTAACAATTATGTTAGACTTATGCGGAACCAACCGCGTAGACCTAAAACGTCAAGGAGGACAATAAAATGGGAAGACCAATCAAAAAAAGTAAAATGTCTGGCGATGCAAATGCATTCGGTGGCAATCTTTCAGGAAAAATCGCAGTAACGGCTTACAGACCATCAGGTGGTTCAAAAGTTGATTCAACTACGGCTTACATCGTTTCACAAAGAGGATCTCAAAAGTTTAAGATACACTTAGAAGATTCATCTGAAGCAGTGTACGAACTGAAAGCAGTTGCTCCAGGTTCATTAGCAAACACGTCAAACCAGTTCTGTGTACAACTTATATTAGATGACTCAACAGTTGCTTATGTAAGTAAGTTTTTTAACAACACAGTACACTATGTTACGGCGGCAGGTGCAACAGGTTCTAAACCTTACACACTAAAAGCAGAAGGAACTGACATGGGTCAGGATTCTGGTAAAGCAAACATAGACGTTAGATAATACTTAATCAAGTAAAAATCGTGCTTTTGGGGGAGTATAATGCTCCCCCATTCTTTACATAAATAATAGCAAATGGCAAAAACAGTAAGAAGTTCACAAGATTATACAATCAAAGCAGGTGCTGGCTCTAGTGGTTCTCATAGAATAACACTTGATGCTAGTGCTGTTAGAATACCTGGCAACTTATCAGTTGAAGGTACACAAACTACAATTAATTCAACTACACTAACTTTAGAAGATCAGTTCATGGAAGTTAACAGAAACAATTCCACAGCAGGAACTGAAGACTCAGGAATATTTTTTAATCAAGGATCGAACAACGCACAAATATTTTTCTTTGATGCAGATCAAACAGAATTTGTATTAGGATCAACAACACATGGATCAACTATAAACACAATTTCAAACATCACCCCAGGGCAACTTAAAATAGCAACAACTCCAGCACAAGGTGATCATGCCGCATCAAAAAGTTATGTGGACGCACAGGTATCAGGTGGTGGATTTAATATTGGATTCAGAGGAGATGACTCGGCGGTAGTAGCAGTTACCACTGGAAACTCGGTACATATTGCAGGAGCAACAAACTTGTCAACTGCGGCAACCGAACCAGACACAGTGACAATAAGTTTAAGCAGAGATTTAAATGGAATAGATTCTGTTAGTACTGACAGATCAAATCAGGATTTATTATTAACAGCAAATGGTACTGGATCTGTGGTAATTGATGACGTTTTATCGTTTTCAAACATGGCAACTGACCCAACAGCAACAGCACAAACAAAAGTATACAACAAAACAGCCGGAGGCGGCGGAACAGGACTGTATTTTAGGAACAGTGCAATTGGTTCTGGTGCTGTAGGAGAACTGATAAGTAAAAGTAAAGCAACGGCATTAGCCATTGCATTAGGATAAAAGAATGGCAATAACAAATTTTCAAGTAGCGGCAACAACTGGCTCAGCGGCCTTTACTGCATCTGCGGACACGGCAGTTACAGTAATCTACCTTACAAATAAAACTGATGGTGACGGAACTGTTGACATATATGTTACACCAAACGGTGCATCAGTGAGTGCTAATCATCTAGTATATTCACAACTTACTATCAAGGCTAGAGACACTTATGTTATTGATACAGAAAAAATGATTTTAGAAACAGGTGCAAAAATTTATATTGCATCACCAGATTCAGCGGCACAGTTTAACGCAACAATATCAACTATAGGATTATAATCTCATGGGTAGATATGTAAAAAACCCAGTGTTAGTAGCAGGAAGTTCAACAGGCGGAAGTAATGTTCTTCCAATTGGTACAACATCACAAAGACCTGCAACAGCATCAGCAGGAACAATGAGATATAACTCAACTCTTAATATGTTAGAATTCCATAACGGTACTGAATATGTTCAGTTAAGAGGTGCTGTTAATGGACAACACCTTGTTACAAAAGATCAATTCACACTCGACGGATCGACAGTTGCATACACATTAACATTAACTCCAAAACATGAAAGAAATATTTTAGTATTCCTAGAAGGAGTGTTTCAACCTGCAACAACGTCTTACACTGTGAGTTCAAATACGTTAACATTGGCATCAACTTCAATCGCAGATGCGACTAAAAAACTAACTGTACTACACGGTTTTGATTTTGCTTAATTAAATTAAATTGGAGATACGTTTCCAATTTCGCACCAAGTTCCAGGTGCTCCAGATTTAACACACACCCACCCTAAAGATCTTCCAGGTTCAGGTTCTGAGTTCCAAACAATGTTTCCTTGTTCGTGATTGCCTGTGGTTGGCATATTTTTTGCATATGAATGAGTTTGTCCTTGATATCTTATTGCACCTGCAACTTCTAAATCTTCTTTGGGTGCTTTTACTTTTATTCCAATTTTGTTATCATGAGAAACAAACAATGTTGGCTCACCGTTTGTACCTATAGAAAATTTATCTGAGGTATCTGTACCAACAAATGGTGTATTTCCTATAACATCAAACACTATCTCTAATCCATCTTTTGCAATACCCAACACTCCTCCTGGATTGATAGAGTTAATACCTACCTTGCCTCCTTCAACAGTAAACGTATCAGATACATTCAAAGTTTTGAGAACACCAACTTCGGTTAGTTTAGATGTTTTTACTGAATTTCCTAGTTTGTCTTTCCATAATACTTCGTTTCCACCAATCCTAACAGAATTAGATAAATCTAAATCGGTTGCCGCGGCACCGTTGTAATATAATGTATCACAGTTGATTTGTCCTTTGATATGTACATCATTTTCGATAGTAATTTTGTCATCTGCAATAGTAATTTTATTATCAGTTGCACCGTCTTTTATACCTGTTGAAGCAAAAGTTGTTATGGTGCCACCATCAATTTTATCGCCCGATACTTCGTTATCAAACAAGTCGTTGTTTCTAGTTGAAAGTTTTTCTAGTGCTTCGGTCAGTTTTTTCTCAGTCCAATCTACACGAGTTTGAAGACTGTAATTATCGCTCGATAATCGGTCAAACCTGGCTTGAACTGCTTTATCTACTAGTTCTTTAACTAATTCGTTAATACTATTTTCTATGGACATTAATGATATTTATAGTGTTGTTTTGAACGTCTAGAATAAAATAAATAATTGTTAGTTATGGCAATACAGCGAATACCAGGTGAATTATTACAGTCTAATCTGACACGTAGTGGTGTGGATCTAGCCTTTGAAACGAACTTACTCTACTTGGATGTGAGTAACGGGCGTATCGGTATAGGTACGGACTCTCCTGGTGCATACAAATTAGATGTAAACGGCACAGCACGTTTTCAAAACAATGTAACAGTTAACGGTGACCTAACTGTAACTGGTTCAACAACAACTGTAGATTCTAAAAATTTATCAGTTGAAGACAATATTCTTACACTAAATTCAGGCTCAAGTACAGCCACTTCCGCAGGTATAATGATCAATAGAGGATCTGCAGGTAACCCGGCTGTTTTGTATTGGGATGAATCAAACGATAAGTTCAAACTTGTAACAACAACATCAGATGGATCAACAACTTCTACCATAACTGACTCAGCATATGCCAAATTGGCAGGTGCAGATCCTTCTGCCGCAGACGACTTTGTAACAAAAAGATATTTTGAGGCAAACGTCGCTGGCGGATCAGTTGTTGGAACAAACGTGACGGTCGGTACACCAGCCGACTCGAGTTTTGGTGATGGAGCATTAGTAACTCTAGGTACAGCAAGTTCTGTAACAGATGCACTAGATGATCTAAATGAAACAATGGAAAACATCAGAAACTCTACATATGTTAAATCTGTCAATTTTACTGCCGACGTCACAGCAGGCTCCGCCGGAATAACTGTAACACTTACCATAACAACAGTTGGAGGTGGAGCGGACAGATATAACATTGATTGGGGTACAGGCGAAACGGCAACAAATGCTACGTCAGACAGTACACCTTCTCACACTTATAGTTCAAATACAAATTCTCCGTTTACAGTTACGGTTAGAGCATACAACAGTTCCGCAACTTCAGGATCAGCGGGATCGTTTGCAGAAAAAACAAGAACAAATTATATTACAATTTACACAGCACAACCAGTACCAAACTTCTTTATGTACGCGGCATCATCAGGTGGTTCACCTATTACAACTGCTAACACAGGTGCAACTGTTTATTTAGAAAATACAACAACCAATACAGGAATGGCATCAGTAACTTATGATATAGACTGGGGCGACAGTTCAGAAAATGCTATTGCAAATGACGGAGCCGCTGGTGGTGTTGGTGGCGGAAGATTGGCACACACTTATACTAATAGTGCAACAGACGATGGATCTACAATTGGTACAGGTACAGGTGATACAAGATATGCACCTAAACTAACATTGAGAACACACACAACAGCAGATCCAAGTGCCATACCGGCAAATGTAACTAAAAACTTTGACGTGTACTCAACGCATACAGTTGTTTACTCTGTGGCAGACTCTACTATCAGAGGCATCAACGAAGAATCAACATCTGGTTTTCCTGTTACGTTTACTAACAACACAGCAACTAATCCAGGTCCTCAATCAACTTTCTCTGGCAACGTTTACAGTTGGAATTTTGGAGAAGGTGCAGGAAATCAAAATGTTAACGTTGGTTCAAACGCAAGTGGAGACACAAGTAGAACTATTGCAAACACATTCAATTTGTCTACCGCTCAACAAAATGCAGGAACGACTGTAACATATATTACTTCTTTAAGTTTAGCGAACGGACACAGCACATCACCTTTTGCGTCAGATATGAGAATTATTGTTGAGCCTGATCTACGAGCAAACATTGCCGCAACGGCAAATATTGTATCTACAGGATCTTCAGATAACCAATATACGTTATATGATTTTACAGATCTAGATGGAGCCAACAGAGCATTAACAACATTTACAAACACATCTCAACACGCAGACAACTACACATACGATTTCAAAGATGATTCATCTGACATAACAAATGTTGTAGAGAATGGATCTAATGCAGGTAGCATAGGTGCAACATTGGGCAAAGACTGGGCAGGAACATCTACTGGCTCATACACAACAAGATTTAGAGCATTCGGAACACCGGATACTATATTCCAAGATGACGAAGAAAACTTAACATTTACAATGAAAGCAACTCCGTCTGCACCAGCAAATTTAAGTACAAAAAGTTTATCATTAAGTGATTCAGCACAAGGAAGTTCACCTAAACTATGTCACGGATTTGATGATAACACAAGTTCATTCAGTACATTGGCCGCAGGAGCATCATTAAATTCGTCGACTGCAAGAAGATATACTTCAGGAACTATTGATACAAATACTGTAAGCAATTTTTATAATGGTGCATCGGGTACATTGAAAGCAGTTATCAATGCCGCCGACGATGGATCTAAAACATTCTCAGCATCTGAAGGCGAAACAGGCACATTTACATCATTGGTTGTAAGTTCAAATCCAGATTATGATACAGTTGTAGGCTCATATCCTCAACGGTTATATCTAGTTGCTTCTGCCAAAATTACAAAAGCACTAACAGGATATACAGTTGGATTAAATGCTGAAAGATTAGAACACTCTGCAACAGGAAATACTAATTTAGTACACGTGGTAAGAGACGATATAACAGCATCTCCAACAGCAGTGATAGGAACAGTGGCACAAGGCACAGCAGGATCACAGAGATATATTTCAGGAATACCATATTACAATTCAGGTTCACCAACAGTTACTATTACAGGTTCAACTGTGGCAAACTTTACAGGACAAGCATACAAAGATACAACTTCTCCCGTTGAAGTTGATCCTGGAACAGAATCAGAAGGCTCTGGAGATGTCATTAGCAACACAAACTTTACATATGCAAATGTAGATGGATCAACAACAATGTTAGCATCTGGTACTCCAAAAACAGACACAGGTGTAGGAAGTGCATACACATTAGGAGTACTTACGGTTCCGTTGTATTCTGGATCTAGAAAATCAGTTGGACAAATAAAAATGAGAGCAAGTAATTGTAATGGTACAAGTTCTTACAGTACATCTAACACTAATATTGCATTGTATACTCAAACACCTTCAGGTTTAGATAATGAGCAAGGCGGTATAACAGTTTCTGATTCACTAGGTGCTACATACGATGACGATGCTTTGAGAATATATGACTTTGCAAGTGCAACAACTGACACTCCATCTTATACTGGATCAACAAATTTTTACACAAACAATTTATTCACAGGTGCAAAAACTGTGGCAGGTACAAGAGAAGCAATAACAAGATTTGGAACAATTGGCTACAACACAACAAATTATTCAACAGGATATTTGCCAGCAGGTCCTGATTTAAACACAGGAAGAACAAGTGTTGCACATTATTATACTCTTGCATTTAGAAGATCAACAGTATCACAATTTTCAATGACACTATCAGGAAAAGTATCTGGCGTATTCATAGCATTACCAGGAGAGGGCACTGACACATCATCAGGAGCAAACGGTTGGTTGGATTGTTCAACACAGTACAACGGTGCCGGATTGCCGGGATCAGGATCAGGTGGTAACGGATCAGATGGTGTCGCAAAAACAGGTGGTGACAGAATTATTGATGGAACAACATATTCAAACCAAACGTTTGACATGACATTAGGAACAGGAAGTATGTCTAACTCAACCGGTAATGTTTGTCTAGTAAGATTTAAATTAGAATCTGGTGATAGTATCACTGCATTCTCAATAGGAACAGTATAATGGCAATAACAGACGCAAAGAAAATTGATTATCTTTGGAAAAAAGTTGGATTTGGTGCAACTAAAACTGATACCAATGCGGCCAAGGCCGGTCCTAACGAAGCCATTGCATCTCCATTATTATTAAGAGGTGATAAAACCTGGAATGAGGCAAATTCTATTCCTGGCACGATGCCGGGGTCAAGTTCAGGTGTTGTCACTGTATATGGAACAGGCGCACCAGATGAAACAACAGCAGACAACACAGCAACAGCAAACAGAACATGGAAGACAGGATTAACTGATTGGATACCACCAGAATTTGGTGCAACATACGGTGTCAAAGTTTATATTCATACATCGGGTGATGCCGGCAATGCCGCGGCAAGTGGTACAAGAGTATTCCCAGGCGGATCTGGTAACAACGATGAATTCTTTTTTGATTATCAATCTGGTGTGTTACACTTTATTGGTACAAACTTACCTAACGGTGTAAACTTTTCAGGTAAAGCAGTTTACGTTTCAGGAGCAAGATACTCAGGAACTTTAGGTTTACATAATCTATCAACAGGAGGATCTATTGGTGACTTAACAATATCAGGTTCGACAATATCTGCTCCGTCAAATGCAGATATAACATTTGATAATGCAGGAACAGGTGGTTATGTATTTGAAGGAACATCTTCAATAACAATTCCAAAAGGTACAACTGCACAAAGGCCTTCTGCCGCCGAAGGTGTAATGAGATTTAATACAACAACAGGAAAATTTGAAGTATCTGAAGATGGTTCAACTTTTACAGAACTAAGAACAGAACATACTTCACAGGAAGTTTCAAAAGATGTGTTTACCGGTGACGGATCATCAACTGTGTTTACATCTCCACACGTTGCTACACAACCTGAAAACTTAATTGTCTATATAGACGGAGTTATGCAGGAACCTGCAGAAAGTTATACAACAGATGGTTCAACATCATCAATCACAATAAGTGAGGCTCCACACTTGGGAGCAAGAATTGTTATTATGTCCGGCTTCTCTGAAGCACAAATTTAAACTACTGAAAATCCTGTAGGTTGATAAACTAAATCAAAACTTTTATATTCTCCATTTAAAGAATTTATAGTTCCAATCTTTGGAATAATTTCCCACTCGAATTCTGGTTGCCTCACAATGAATTCATACAAATCTTGTCCAGAAGAAAAATGTATCTTTACTCCTGCAACATTATGCTTGTAATCAACCTTGTAAGATTTTTTTAAGATTAATTTTGTAACATTTTCAATTTTTTGCATGAAGTGATTCATTTCTTGCATTATATCGGGTCTCTCTTGTAATGTTTCAACTGATCTATTACGAGCAAGTTGTGGCCACTGTACTGTAACTGTGTACTTGTAAAAAATGTCTTTATCTTTTTTGTTTTGCATAAGCGGTATATTCTTTATAATCCATTACATTTAAATTTTTGATTTCATCAAAGATTTTAATTTTGTTAACATTGGGTTTTCTCACATAATAAAACTTTGTTGTTGGGTTGTTTTCAGCAACTTTTATGAACAACTCTCTTTCTTTAAGATTTTCAATATCGTATCCAAAACAATAAACAGCAGGATATTCACACCAACAGGCAAGTAATAACGATAACAACTGTGCTGAGCATTTATCTATGTCTATATCTATTGTTGCATTGTCTGAAAAACTAGGTACATATTCAATATTATCAAAAAACATATACTTCTTGTACAATGCTGTGCTGGTAACTAATGGTGTATTCCTTAAATTAGGGGAATTCAGCATATTTTGGAGTTCTAATTCATTATTTGTTACGGCGTATCTGCTACCTGTAGATTTGTTGGTCAGACCAGATACTATTAACTCGCCAGTCTTAAGGCAGTTTCTAGTGTCAAATTCGACTGTTAAATTTCCTGTAATAGATATATGCGTATATTTCATGTCTTAATGGTATTTAAGCATACAAAATTGGGTGGATACAATAAATATGTTACATATTATATAATATAACTTTCGAAAGTTTAAGGAGAAACATACAATGGCAATAGGAAGAATATCAGGACAGATGTTAAAAGCCAATCTTGAGAGATCAGGAACGGATTTAGCATTTGAAACGAATCTTTTAGCATTGGACGTGACTAACTCGAGAGTAGGTGTTGGAACAGCAAGTCCGGCCACTACATTTCACGTTTCTGCAACAGATTCTATAAGAGTACCATCAGGTACAACAGCACAAAGACCAGGCTCACCAGCAAACGGTGATATCAGATACAACTCAACAATTAGTAAAATTGAAGGATACTCAAACTCAGGTTGGGCATCTATGGTTGGATCAGGTATTCAAAACATAGTTGAAGATACAACTCCTCAATTAGGTGGCGCTTTGGACGTTAACGGCAACGCATTAGTTTCAACATCAGATGGTAACATAGCACTTACACCAAACGGTACAGGTGAAGTTGACATTTCAAAAGTTGACATTGATAGCGGAGCAATCGACGGAACAGCAATTGGAGCCAACAGTGCTTCAACTGGTGCGTTCACAACTTTGGCATCATCAGGTAATACTACACTAGGTGACGCAAGTGGTGACACAGTTACTTTTAATGCGGCAGGCATTACACTAGCAAATGCAACTACTGTAACAGGTACGTTTGCAGACCTTGGTACTGTAACAACAGCGGACATTAACGGTGGTTCAATCGACGGTGCAGTAATTGGTGCGGCTTCGGCGGCGGCAGGTACTTTCACAAACTTAACAGCAAGTGGTACAACTATCTCAATCACAGATTCAAATGGATCTGGTGTTATTGATGGTGTTAACATTGGTGCCAACAGTGCAGGTACAGGAGCATTTACATCTGTAACTACTTCAGGTACATTGACAGTTGGTGGTAACTTAACAGTTAACGGTACTACAACAACAATCGATTCAGCAACATTAACAGTTGAAGATCCGATGATTCAATTAGCGAAGAATAACTCAGGTGGAGCGGCGAATGCCTTTGACCAAGGTTTGTTCTTTAACAGAGGATCATTAGACAACGTTTCATTCCTTTGGGATGAATCAGCAGACGAGTTTGTTGCGGCAGTAACAGCATCAGAGGATGGAACAACTGCAGGTAACGTAACTCTAGACAGTTACGCTGGATTAAGAGTTGGTGTTCTAAAAGGATCAGAACTACAAACTGGTACAATTAAAGCGGCAGACGGAACAGCAAGTTCAACAATAGCAAACTCAACAGGTGTACACACAATCGCTAGTTCAGTATTAACAACTACTGACATTAACGGTGGTACAATTGATGGAGCAACTATTGGTGGTGCTACTCCGGGTGCAATCACAGGTACAACAATTACTTCAACAGGTAACGTTGTTTTTGGTGACGCAACAGGTGACTCTGTAACAATTACAGGTAACTCAATTGTTTTATCAAACACACCAACAGTAACAGGAACTTTTGCAGATCTTGGTACAGTTACAACAGTTGACATTAACGGTGGTACTATTGATGGAACATCAATTGGTGGATCATCTGCTTCAACAGGTGCATTTACAACAGTTGACGCTTCACAAGGTATTGACATTCCGGCTGACTCTCAATCATTGAGAATTGGTGCAGGTAATGACTTTACAGTACAGCACGATGGTTCAAACACAGCGATTGCAAACGCAACTGGTAACTTAACAATTACTACTGCGGCAAGTTCAAGTGTTATCTTTAACGAAGCATCAGCAGACGTAGACTTCAGAGTAGAATCAAATGGTAATACTCATGGTTTATTTGTAGATGCTGGCAATGACAGAGTAGGTGTTATGACATCTTCTCCAGGTTATGCTTTAGATGTATCAGGTTCAACTGATGCACTTAAATTACCGCAAGGTAACACAGCACAAAGACCTTCTGCAACAGCAGGTATCATCAGATACAACTCTCAAACTTCTAAGTACGAGGCTTGTAATGATGGATCTACTTACGTTGAATTAGCGATAGCAGGTGATGTACCTTCTATTTCTAAAGTGAGTGCAACTGGAGATGGATCATCTACAGTATTTGGTTCATTCTTTGGATCAGCACCAGAAACAGTAAACAACGTTTTAGTGTTTATTGACAACGTTATGCAGGAACCGACTGAGAACTACACAGTATCAGGAACAACAGTTACATTTACTTCTGCTCCACACAGTGGTGCAAGAATATTTGCTTTAACTGGTTTTGATAATACTGCGTTAGCGACAAGCGGTGTAGCAAGAACACAAACATCATCAGTATCATTTGAATCATCAGCGACTACAATCGCTTCTTTCAACGCAACTTCTTACAGAGCGATGGAATGTATGATTACAATTACTGATTCAGCAAACACTGAATACTCAACACAGAAAGCACTTGTTATCCATAACGGAACAACTGCATTTGGTTCAGTATACTCAGTTGTTAACACTGGATCTACTGATTTAGCAACTATTAGTTTCAACCATGATGGTTCAAACACTGTTGAAGTTAAAGCAGTAAGTACAGGTGGCGCACAAACGGCACTAGTACAATACTCTTTACAAGCAGTATAATAGAATAACAGATTACACTAAAGGGCGGCTTTATGTCGCCCTTTTTTTACGACTTTTTAATAGTACAACACAAAAAACTCCAAAATAATGGTAAATATGTTTGTTGAGCAATTTGCTTAACAGTTTAACAATAATGATTTTGTTAAACTTAATTTAACCGATTAAATTTAAATTTAATCAATCATGTGGGAGACATGGAACCATGACAGCAAGAAACTTTAGAGTACACAATGGTCTTGATTGCGGTGACGTATCTATAAATGCATCTTCAGGTGCATTAACAGGTGTGGCATCATTGACGCTAGATAATACATCGGCGCCAGGCGCAGACGGAGTATTGGCTAACAAAAAGTATGTTGATGATCAGTTAACTGCTAAAACTAGCATTGTATCTGGATCAAACAACGTAACAGTTGGTGGTTCATCAGTATCATTAGATATCGGTGGAACAGACCAACTTATCGCAACTGCAGGACTAGTAAGAATTACTGGTAACTTAACAGTTGACGGTACAAGAACAGAACTAAACACTGCAACTTTATCAGTTGAAGACAACATGATAGAAGTTAACAGAAACGTATCAGCGGCTTCTGGTATGCCAAACTTCTCTGGTTTAAAAGCCAACAGAGGTGCAACATCATCAGCAACTGAAGAAGATCTTTTCTGGGTTTGGGATGAAACATTCGCAGACGACGGAACAACTGTTTACGGAAATGCAAGTGGTGCCTGGACAGCATACAGATCTGATGACGACTTATCTAACAAAGATTTAGTTGACATTAGAGCAAATGTTGTACACGCAAGAGCAACGTCGGCGGCTTACGCGGACGTGGCGGAGCGTTTCGAAGCAGACGCTCCTATGTCAGAAGGCGCAGTAGTAACACTAGGTGGATCAGCAGAAATTACTGAATCACTAGGTGATATGAACAACGAAGTATTTGGTGTTGTTTCTACTCAACCAGCATTTATGATGAATGCAGAAGCAGGTAACAGCGAATCTCATCCTTTTATAGCAATGACAGGTAGAACTCCAGTGAGAGTTACAGGTACAGTTGCAAAAGGTGACAGATTAGTAAGTTCATCTGTTAAAGGTACTGCAAGAGCAGTAACTTCAGAAGAAGATATCACTCCATTCCACGTTATCGGTAGAGCACTTGAGGCTAAAACTGATGCAGGAATTGGTTTAGTTAACGCAGTAGTTAGAACAAACAACTAATTTTAAGCATTAAACTAATATTATAAAGGGCGGGTTTTTACTCGCCCTTTTTTTACGGCGGTATAAATACTGTTACTGCTGTCAGCCGGCAATGTAAAGGAGGCTGTGTGTAGTGTAATACTGCACTAACATAATTATAGAAGGAGCCAAGTATGGCCATTGGTCGTATATCTGGGTCGGTCCTAAAGTCTAACATGACTAGGAATGGAGTCGACCTTGCGTTTGAAACAAACCTATTATATCTTGATGTAACTAACTCACGGGTAGGTATTGGCACTTCGGAACCAGCAACAACATTTCACGTAAACGGAACAATTAGAGGATCAGGCATTAACGTCAATAATGCTTACACTCTTCCTACATCTGATGGATCAGCAGGACAACAACTAACAACAGATGGTTCTGGAACTGTTACTTGGGCCGATGTAGATGGTTCATCAAACATATCATTTTCAGGTACAACAATGGCATCAGATGGAGCACTCACTCTTGATGCAACAACAGACATAACACTAGACGCCGGTGGTGCAGATATATTATTAAAAGATGACGGCACAGCATTTGGTGGTTTCTCAAACTCAGGCACAGACCTTGTAATCAAGGCAGGCACAACACCAACCACAGTTTTAACATTATCGAGCAACGGCTCTGCACAGTTTGAAAATATCAGTATTGCAGACAACACAATAACAACCACAGCATCAAACTCAGACTTACAACTGAACACAGCAGGTTCTGGTGTTGTTACATTAAACGGATTGGATGCAATATACGGAAAAATTGAAGGAACAAATTTTACAGGATCATTGCTACTGGGTCATGGAACCACAGGCACATTAGATGCGGCTACCAATAATACTGGAGTTGGAATTGGTGCCTTAGATGCATTGACTTCAGGAGATAACAACACAGCAGTTGGAACAGATGCCGGTACCGCAGTTTCTACTGGAACAAGAAATACAATGATTGGTGCTGGTGCTGGAGATTCAGTTAATTCTGCAGTTAATAACACACTGATAGGAAGTTTGGCCGGTGCCGCAATAGCAAATGCTGGTCATTATAATACACTTATTGGAAAAAGTGCTGGCCAAAGCCTTACTACTGGTGACGGTAATGTAATTATTGGAGTTGTCGAGGCAGATAGTAATACAGGAAATAGACAATTAAAAATTGCTGGTCACGATGGCACAAACACAACAACTTGGATAAAAGGAACAAGCGGCGGCGCAATAACATTTAACAATGCATTTACTTTTCCTTCAGGAGACGGAAGTGCAAATCAAGTTTTACAAACAGACGGGTCTGGAAACGTAAGTTGGGGGAACGTATCTGTAGACAGTTTGGCAACAGGTGCCATAACATATGACGACAACAAAATTACAGGACAAAGATCAAACGAAAATATAGAAATCGCGGCCAACGGAACAGGTGTTATTGAAACATCATCAAGCATCATTCCAAAAACTGACAACTCTATTGACTTAGGATCTTCATCTAAAAGATTTAGAGAAGGTTACTTTGCCGCAGGTACAGTACACATTGGTGATCAAACAATTAAATCAACTGCAACAGGATTTGTATTTTCAGGATCAGTATCAACTAAAGGTGCTTCATTAACAAAAAATGATGATAGCACTTCAAGTGTTATTAAGAAAACAGGTATTGCTGACTCTGAGTCAACTGTTGAATCGTATGCCACAAGTGTTAATGATTCTGTGTTGTATTACATAGTAGCACGAGACGAAGTCAATGACATGGTAACTGCACAAAAGGTTACAACAGTTCATAACAACTCGACTGGTTTTGCATCAACAACACACGTTACAAAAACAGGATCATCGACAGATATGACATTTGATGGTTCTATATCTGGTGGTGCTATGAGATTGAGAGCAACAGGTGGATCGTTTTCAAATAGTATTTCAGCATACAAAATAGCACTTGGTGATAATCATTCGTCGGGTACTAGTGGAAATACTGCAATCATTATTAATGCAGATGTTGACAGTGCAACAGAAAATTTAGACACATGGGCACACGCATCTTATCGAGGTGCAAAATACTTTATATCAGTAAACGACGAAGCAGATGATGAATTAGAAACATTAGAAGCAATGGTTACACACAACGGTTCTGGTGCATTTATTACTGTATACAACAATGTACGTACAGGATCTACCGGTTTAATCACACTTACAGCGGATATAAGCGGGGCCAATGTAAGATTGCGTGGTACAGGTAGCAGAGCAAATCTAAACGTAAAAATGCACAGAATATTGCTGGCGGATGACGAAAATGCTTTTACTGGAAATCAAATGGCAATCATTCCTGCCACTACAATATCGTCTAGTGCAACTGCAATTGATACATTCAACGTAAACGATATACACGGAGCATTCTACTATGTAACGTCAACAATAGCAAATGGCGATTCTTGCATGGCAGAAGTTGTAGTAGCAACCGATGGAACAGATGCATATGCAACAACAGGTCCAATTATCTCGTCTGAAGGTACAGATCAATTATCATTTGCGGCAACAATATCGGGAGATGTTGTAACAATTAGTGCGGCATCATCAAGTGGTGCTTCAACCACTGTTAATGCTTACAGAATAAATTTAAAAAGAGATGCTGAAACAAATGTTACGAACACAGTTTCTTTAAATGGTACTCAAACAATATCAGGAGCAAAAACATTCTCAGCACCTATTGTTCTCAACACCACAACAACAGATGATTCATTAACAATAACAACAACGGAAGCATCAAACAGTGCGGCACCTGTTATATCATTAAAAAGAAACAGTTCTAGTCCAGCAGATGCAGATTACCTAGGACAGATAAAATTTAAAGGTGAGAACGATGCTGACCAAGAAGTAAACTATGCAAAAATTTCAGGTAAAATTTTAGATGCAAGTGACGGGTCTGAGGACGGAATATTAGAATTTGCATTTGCAAAAGGTGGATCACAAAACATATCAGGAAGATTTAGATCAGATTCATTGCAATTATTAAACGAAACAAGTTTTAGAGTAGCAGGGGGTCATGCAGAATTTGGTGTATTGGCAAGTGATCCTGGAGGATCGGCCGGTTATGCAAAAATATATGCCAAAGACGAATCTTCAAGTGCTGAAATGTTTGTGCAAGACGAAGCAGGAAACGTTACTAAAATATCTCCACACAACGAAGAAGGTGAGTGGGAATACTATTCAAGAAATACAAAAACAGGCAAAACTGTAAGGGTGAACATGGAAGAAATGATCCGAGATATTGAAAAACTTACAGGTAAATCTTACATCAAAAATAGTTAATAAACTATATCATTTACGCATACCCGCCATTGCAAAAAAGCAATAGGAAAACGGTGTTTGATATGCTATATATACATGGAACCATTTCATACAAAGGATATTATTACATGACCGCAATAGCACAAGCATTGGGTAGAGCACTCAATCTGAATTTTTGGCAAAGTTATTTGCCGACATACTCAAACAATGATCAACATCTTATTCAGTATTTTAAAACTGAATACTCTAAAAATTGGAAACAAGCATACGAATATTACAAAAGTAACGGTTCAATGCCAAAAAATTGGTTTTAGGTGTTTGCCTATCAACTGATATTACGACACAGACAAATAACACAAAGTATTGAATATACTTTTTATGTTATAAGATCTAAAATTGTTTGAAGTTTACCCTTAATGGATTTATTGTTAAGGGTATTTTTCAACCCAGCGTGTAAATTTTTAGGCCAACATTCAAACGCAGTCCAACAATAACCTGAATGCTCATTGTTTAATTTAGGAATAAATTCATTTTCAACAGCAAGTAAGTAAGTGTTAAAAGTAAATTTTTGATCGTTTGAAGTAAACAGTTCCAAAGGAATAGTTTTCTTAATAGGAGGCGTACTGCCAACTTCTTCTGCAATTTCTCTCTGCAAACCTTCAAATGCAGATTCATGGAATTTTGCCATTCCTCCACATAGTCCCCAAAGTCCTTTTGTTTTGTCGTCGGTTCTTTGTAAGAATAAAAATCTTTTTGTGTTGGTTGCATAAAACAATGCACCTGAACATATTATATTAGTTGGAGACATACTTGTATTATAGCAAGATTAGTTTTTTAAGTCTATGGATTATTAACGTCAGTACTTGGATCGTATTGTGTACTTCCACCATCTAACACCATTGTCCATTTACCAGCAATATAAACACCTTCGTAAGATTTTAACCATTCAATACCATTCCATTTGTATTGTATACCTGTGTTTAAATTAGTGATATAATGTTGTGTTGAATCTGGATTTGATGCATCAAAAACCACTGACCATTTTGATGTACTTGAATTGTATTGAATAATGTCGTTTGTACTTGCTTCTATATCTCCCCAAGCAGTTGTTGAATCACCTAAATTATCAACAAGCAAATATCTTGTACCATTTGGCACACTAGATCCCGGATCAAAAGTTAAAGGATTTACTATTTTAGTAACATTTGGTAATGCTGGCGTGTTTGCAGGTATAGTATCACCGTCAATGTTGAACATTAGAATAGAATCATCTAGTGTTGATGTTGCTATTGTTCCTACAATTTCTTTGCCTTCTGGTGTTTGTAATTTTATTTGACTTACGCCATTTGTTATTTGTCCATATTGATTTAATATTGTGTTCCAATTTAGCGGTGGACCATATGTAGTGAATGCATCTAATTTATTGCCATGATCAACATTTGTATGATAACCATCACCACCTGTTTTTGCATTATCTCCTGTTGTTCCTAATAGTCTTAATTGGTTTCCTGTAAGCAACACATGGTATTGTTTTGGAGTAACATAACTTCTCGATATTAATGATCCATCAATTAATCCTTTGTTCATGGCACCTGTGCCTGAATCATCGTAAATGCTCATAATAATTTTTTGTATAACACCCAGTTTAGAAACTTTGACAGGTGGAGATAACCATATTGGCATAGAAAATTGCATAGTTGCAACATCTATCTCTGTATCAGCACCAATTGGTATTGTTCTGTTACTAAAATTTATACTTGTTAATTCAATATAACTTAGACTTGTCCAGTCAATATAATTGTCAGAC